GCCTCACTCATGGCCGCCACTCCATCTGCGCCAAGAGGCTATACACACGCTTTCGATTGTTGATACTTGGGCCGTCTGGCCGCCCAAACCCATCAGTACAGATTCGCAAGACTTCTATGATCTCCCGATCTTGTGCCTCCACGTCGGCGGCGAGGTAGAAACCATTACCATCATACTCCTCCGAATAAAACCGATTCGTTGAGCGCAAGAGTCCAGTATCATCGAAATTCCACTTCGTCAGCGTCATGGCGTCCTTTGTGGGCACATCGCAGATGTAGAATCCTGACTCTCCTAGCGATGGTCCCACAAAATGCGCTTCTGGCTTTCCGCACTTCATGCAAGTCATGGCTTCTGCTCCTTCCGCCTCGCGGCGAGTTTGGGATAATAGGCTGTGTCCTACTGGTTCGCTCATCATGGTTGCGCCTCCTTTACCATAACTGGGGGAGGTAGTTATGTTCCTCCCCCAGTGTATAGTACCTACCTCGTGTTAGGCCTTAAGGAAATGTTCCACCTGGTTCTTGGTCTTCAGTTCCTTATTCTTATCCTCGTAGCTCTCAACCGCGATTGCGAGTTTGAGATTTGCGTTGATAAAGTCGGCTGTGTCTGGGTTCTCCATGCTCACACCGCAGGCCTCACAGAGTTCCTTCATCTTGAAGTGCTCCCAGCCCATCTCAGCAGACTTCCAAACTGTATGCCGAATGGTACGTGGGATACCAGGTCCGATCTCGGTCCCTGAATCAGTCAGCTTGAACTCGATCAGCAAGCCTGGAGTTTTCTTCAGCGTAGACTCGATGAACTTAGGCTCACTGGCGATGAAGGCTGAGTACACCCCACCAGGAAGTGTCTCAATATCTTTCACATTGTTAAGGTTGGCGTCGATCTTCATTTCTTGATTTCCTTTCCTAAGCCAGACTTGGCTTTGATTATTTTGTCCAACATTAGACCGAAGTCAGGTTCCTCACGGAACAACAGTGAATCGGTCTTATCCCCCGCTGGCCACAGATTATCAGTCGCGCACTGGATCCAATAGTCAGGTTCACCTCCTACTTTAGCTGAGACCATAAAATGAAGGAACATATTGAACATTGGCGGAACTTCGTCTGGGAGAAACTTGCCAGGGATCAAGAGTTTCCCAGTCGCTCTGCCAAAGATCTCATCCTTCTCTATTTGCTGGTGGAACGTCACGTAGACACACGCCTGCAACGACAAGATTTCCTTCAATCGGACCTTAACACGCTCTGATGCGAGGCCCCAGTCTTGTATGCGTGCGCCGTCTGAGTCTGATCTACCGTTGACCTTCATAATGTAATCAAAGATCATACGATGGAACTGTCCACCATTCTCAAGCACCACTAGATCATACGGACACTCCTTACGTAGTGCTACGATCTTCTTCAACAAAGCTTCGTAGCCGGTCGCACCCTCGTACTGGTCATACTCGATTGAGGATGCCAGGTCTGGGAATATGAGGCGCAACGGCAACAGGTTGTCCTCGGTATCACAGTTGAAAATATAACACCGAGACTTACCTGTGCTGTTTAACTTGCTCAAAGCCTTAATCATAGTGCCAATGAAGCGAGTCTTGCCACACATAGGCTGTCCATATGCCAGGATGTTGAACTTACTACTGGTCATATCACTCAATACTGCCATCTTCTATTCACCCCCTTTCATGTTAGCGTTCATTACGAGGATCACTGGAGTAGTCGTCCTCCAGCTTGGCCTCCTCAGCACATACTGCTTCATGTAGTTCGAGGCATTCTGGACAAACTCCTTTCTGTTTATTACAAAAGGCACACGCACCTACGTCGTCCCAGTTGAACTTGATAGCACAGAAAGTATTATCACAGGTAGGCATAGTTACCTCACCTTGTAGAAGCTAGACACCATTGTCGGGTCGTCATACATACAGAGCTTGCGATAGTCGCACTCACCCCAGATCTGTACGCACTGTTCACCAGACTTGGGCCAGAAGTTATTCTTCTCACACAATGCGATCTCTTCTCTAACAGCAGTCACGGTCTTCTCGAACTCGTCCATCTCATCATTGGTATACATGATGAGTTCACGTGCAAACTCACACTCCATTGCTTTGTTCTTCTTGAACTGGATCCCATTAATGAGAGCCATGACTGGTTCACCCTTGGCGATAGGCATACTGCGTGCTTTATGTGCGTAGCCTTTCATGGATAAGCTGAACCGGAACTTCTTAAACAGGAAGTCCATGCTCATGGAGGTAGTTTTGTGATCCACTACACACAACGTATCTTGCCAGCGTGCCAGCATGTCGATGATCCCAGTGTGGACGAAGTCTCCAATGTGTATCTGCATCGGTACTTCACACGCGATAGGAACCAGGTCCTCTGCTGCGTACTTACTGAAGTACTGGTCAAAGGTGGAGATCAGTTCGTCCTTCAGTAGGGGAATTGCGTTCTTGTCTATATTAAACTGTGCGATAGCATTGACCGCAAAGTGCATAGCTGAGAAGGCACGCTGGTCCAAGGACATATCAGGGCTTTTGATCTTGGACTCATAGTAGTGCTGCAAGCCCAAGTGAACCAAGCTACCCTTGGTGGGTGCGATCTTGGCCTCAATCGGGATCAGCCCTTGCCCAAGTGCGGTTGGATGCTGACGTAGATATTGGTTAAAGTATTTCTGCTTGCATGTCTGGGCGGTTGCTAAACGTGACCCGCCCCAGTCACTACCGGTGATCATGGATCTCACCTCCAATCAAGATCATCTGAGTGTCAGTAAACTCAACGTACTGCACAGGACCGTAGTACATATTATCACCCACCTTAACTTGCATCTTTAGTGTCTTGCTCTTCGCTGGTAACAACAGTTTCAGAGTTTGTGTGTCCATGTTTCAGTCCCCTTAGCTTTGTTAATATGCTTTGTAAGACTTCCTTCAACTCGCTCCACTCAACTGCCTCATAACTCCTTAGGTGTACGTCGATCCGGCACTCCAGCCAGTACCGCTCGTACTCACTCAAGGCCAGCGAGTAGCTTGGCAACTTGTCTGCTTCACTGAAAATCGAGGGCGGCGAGTCGAAAGCGGGATTGCCAGATACTCGCCCACCGCTACGAACACCTGCCGGTGCCAATGAATCTAGGATGTCTCCGAGATCACCTAGCATATTTACACCTTAGCCTGAGATTGTTTGGACAAATACTTCAGACCACTTCTAAACAGCTTAGTGAGTGCCTTGTGAGTGAACTCCACACGCACTCCCATAGATTCCTTTTCATTAACTAACAACAACATATAACAGTCAGCTTCGCCAGCAACTTTCTCTATATGCTATTTAAGTGTATCAAGTTTCATGTTGCTCCAAAAGCGAAAGCTAGACGCCCAACAAAGTAGTCAAGCGTCTAGCTACGCTGTTAAGGCCTTACTTAGCCTTGGTAATCACGACCGCGCCCGTGAAGATGGCCTGGACCAGCTTCTTCACATCGACCGGGTCGATCTTCTTACCATAAGCCTTCTCCATGTCCGCCCACTCCGCAGCCACAAAGGCCACGTATCGCTTACCGGCTTCTTTCTTCTCCTTCTTATCAGCCTGTAAGCCTGCAAGAACATCCCCTAAACCCATAACGCACCTCCTAGATAGGGCATGAGATACATAGCTAGGTGCCCCTAAAGCCTAGCTACAAGTACCAAGCTACGCCAGGTTATTCTGGAGTAGTTGGTTTGTTGAGAAGATCCCCAAACACATCGTCGATACTGCGTTCGGGATCTTCCGCCTTCTTGGCCTTACCTTTGCTTTGCGGTTTGTACTCGCGTAGTGCGGGTATGGATTCTCGCCGCAAGCGTAGCAAGGCGCAGGACTGCTCGATCTGTTCAAGAGTCATGAGTTCTTCTGCCACAGTTAAGCTCCTAAGAGAGCCTGTGCTCTCTTGCCACTTTCAGTCTCCGGTGTGTATGAGATCTGCAGGGCCTTGTTAGATGTGAGTAGCACGCTAAGGATGTCCCGTAGGTCTTTGAAGTTCCCCAGGTACATGGCCTTCCCACCCGAGAGCTTCGCCAGCTTCTCAAAGTGCGCCTTGAGCCGCTTATCGTGGTCGTCGGTGTAGAGAGCATAGATGGGACACTTCTCCTGTCCAAATATGGTGGCTTCCTCAAAGCCTGTATCTGGCTCCTTGCCAGGTGCATCGCCGATCAGGATAACCGACTTGACTTGCTGCTGAATCAAGTTGCGTAGACCGTAGCCGATGGATTCTGGATAGTCTCCACCCCCATAACACGAGATAGACTTGATGAAGTCCTGCAAGTAGTTGGTGTCGTCAGACCACTCGCTAGCTTCACAGACCGCCTCTGGTCCATCATTGACATCTCGATAAGCGATCACCTGGAGCTGGATCGGTACGTTGGCACGAGATTTGATTTGATCTACTGCCTGCTTCAGCGCATCTTGTGCAGCTTTCCAGGTACTGCTCATAGATCCAGTAGCATCGCATACGAGTGCGAACCGCTGACGGCATCCTGCGGCTGCATTAGCAGCTACGGTGGCACTGTCGAGATCATCTAGGCCACAACCCAGATCATCCAGCTCAAACTCATTTGAAACTAGTTCTTTGTCCATAGAACCTCCTAGTTTAACCTGACCCGCATTGTAATGTCTGCTTGGTAGTTCTCCACCTGGATGTTCTCAACCATATGGTACTGCTGTCTGGTATGTTCCATCTCAGCATGTGTGATCTTGACCTCACCACCGAGACGTACCACGAGAGCAGCCGTGACAAGTGAGTGGATGTCTATGATACGCTTGGCCACGCCCAGTTCTTCTATTAAAGATATCTCACGGTCCGTTAGCTTATCCATCTACACCTCCTTGAAGACAAGGTTCACTAGAACCATCGTGTCGTGGTTACCCCCACGGTCTGTGTGGTACTTGAGGGCCAACAGCTTATACATCTTGTTCTTGTCGTCTTTGTCCAGCTTGCTAAGTAGCTGGTCAAACTTGGTAGATGGTACTGCCTTCGGTACACCTACAACCTGTATCTCCTTAAAGAACTGCTTCAACACCAGCTTGAAGTCTGGCATGATAGACGGATGCACTTCCCAGACGTCCTTGCTTACAACATACCGCAGCATGTTTTCTGGGTGCTTTGCAATACGTTCTTGAAGTGCTTTGGAGGTCTTCCCACACGCATTAACTATGATGCATGCCTTGCTGGTATCTACACTCACAGAGACACTTACTTGTAGTAGCTCCTCGTTAGTCACGTAGACTGGTCCTGTAGAACGTGCTGATGTATATGTGTAGTGTTCTCGTTCACGGGCTTCTTTCTCTCTGTGTTCTTTAACACGCTCCTCGTAGGAGGCACGACCAGCGCGGTCAAACTCTGCTCGTCTCTTAGCCGCATCCCGGCGTTCTGCACACTCGCGTTCATCGCGCTCAGCGTAGGTTTCTGCACGTCCTCCAAACCCACCTGAGTACGTAGTCGAAGTCCTACGAGGTGACTTTTTACCTACCTTCCCAAGCAAGTCACTAATGGCATCTCTTGTGTGATCGTCCACAATATCTCCTACCGTGGCCTCGAACACGCGCCCGGCCATCCGGAGCGCGTGCTTGGCCTTCATCTCGCTGAGACTAAAGACTATCTTGGGCATGACAGAACCTGCATTCTCTCCAACTCGGTAGAGTCGCGGTAGTAGTTATGCCTCGCTCCTTTTGTATATGAATCTCCATCTCAGGATGCGTGTAGATCGAACCGACGGTCTTGCATTGCTTGCACTGGTTTGGGTGTCTCACACCGGCTGATGTGTGATTAGGTGTCGGTATCACCTCAGCTGCAAAATCTAGCATGTTACGCAGATGTGCTTGATTCATGTTACACCAGCCCTTCAACAGCTTTACGGAACTCAGCCGTAGACTTTATGCCGTGTGGGAATATAGAACGTAGCTTGCCGTCAAGCAGCTTGAAGAACTCTCGGTGAGCTTCGAAGATGCAGTCGAACTCGTTCGGCATACCGTGTTTGGCATACCAGCGATTAGGAAGTGCTGCGATGGACCGTAGCTGGAATTCGGTAAGCAGTGATCCATGCTCACAGTTGCAGGTGTAATCAGCCGGGCTAGCTTCGGTAGGTGCGAGGTCGAGTAGACTGGGTCCTCGCTTGAAGAACGGTCGATATGCTGTGTGCACAGGTTCTGGCAAGCTTGCCAAAAGGTCCGACAGACCAGAAGATGTATGTTCCATATTTTCCCCCTAAACCGCGTGATTGTTTAGACACCGGGTGACAGGCGTCCAAAACCTGTCACCCGCTAGCTTATGTCGGTCATGAGTCACATACGGCACCTCCTTTTATTAAACGGACACCTGATGTTCGATGAATCTCGCAAGCTCACATTATAGCACGTTTTGGCGAGCTTGTCAATGTGGCAAATTGCCACACAACATGCCAAATTTTGTCACCTGCTATGAGAACCCAGGTGCCTGCCACCCATTGCTAGGCAGCAGGCATCAGGGGCTAGTTGTGGACTATGTAGTCACCTCCTCAATCACCACCGAGATATGTTCTGGTTGCCTGGGGACCAGTTCCTTAGGCACATAGAATGAGACCATAGTCCCGCTTGGCAGCGCACCTGAATAGACCACTGTATGGACCTTCTTGGCTTTGAAGGCCAGTTGGAATGTCGTCTTCATATTACCCCCTACTACTTGGTTAGTTGTTATCCCTTATGCTTCATCCGCGACTCACTACGTAACGAGATCCCAGGTTGCACTTTTGCCTGGATCTTGAACCTCAATGTACTGCACAGCATACGGTCTCGATCTGTGGCAGTCCAGTGATCCCGGAAGTTACTCAACGCGACCGAGATCAATGTGGCCTCCTCAGGACTAAGGTCTAGTTCTACCCGTAGTCCTGGTAGCCATTTCGTTGGATCTTTGCCTCTTATGGGCATAGGTAGATCTCCCTACCAATAATAGGTTAACTGCTAGCATCAGGCTACCAACTAAGTTGGCAAGTAGCCAGGCCTCTAACCACATAGGTCACCTCCCCTCTCCCCGCAGTGCCAGGCATACCGCCAGCACAGCATTGATGGATACGGACATAATTAGTATCCATGAGATCGTAGTACATCCCATGTAGATCACCCCCCTTCTAACTGCGTAACTGCGTAACTGCGTAACTAAGGAACCAAGCATAGAGTTGAAGGAACCAAGCACACAGTCGCCAGCTACGGACCTCCTAGTACACGGTTGGCTTATCGGGATCTTCTGGGCATCCCCGCATCTCGCCGGTGATATCCGCCAAGGTATCACGGGCGGCCTCGTAACGGGCGACCAGTTCAGCCGGAATCTCATACACAGATACCCGAGTGGTACTGTCCGTGGTCTGACTGGGCCAGGCAGGATACCATCTTTCCTCAGAATCGTAGGAGCACTCGTTTACCATTCTCATCACGGACCTCCTCGGTTGGGCACAGTGAACTATCACCTGTTTTGCCAGGTTTACGGGCGCGGCAGAATTAATTCTACACGATTCCGCACGTAAGCTATTGATTTTATTAGCTTTCCACGGATTCCGCGTTTCCGCAGCTTTCAGCTTTAATTATGTCACATGGCATACAATGTGCCATAGTGATTAGTACTGTCTACAATCAACATTATATTATTTATATATATATGGTCTCACCATGCGCTTTCCTAATTCGTTGCTTGCCGCGGAATTGCGGAAAGCGTAGAATTCCTTATTTATCAACAGCTTACGTGTAGAATCACGGTGGAACACGTAGAACGTGCCATTTATAACACAGTTCGTATGTTTTTGGCAAGCTTGCCAAAAAGTCCAGCTATTCGAGAATCAAGCACATTAGCGTGGCGAGAAAGCGGTTAATAAGTTGTACTACTTTTTTTCCGCTGCTGCTGCGCGTTCCGCAAGGATGGCCTTTACATCTGTGTCGGGGCAAACTTCCTTATAGATCGCCAGTATCTCAGGCGTAACAAGTTCTACCTTACCCGCGAAGATCGCTTGTAACATCTTCTTCAAGCGATTGGGCATCAGCTTGCACTTCGCAACTTTTTCTAGTTCTTCCCATTCCGGCTTAGAAAAAGGTATATAGTGCTTGGATTCCGCTGTGCCAGTTTTCGCGGCGGTGATTGTCTCGAAAGCTGAAAAGTCCATGATAACCCCACTTTTCTGCTTTCTCGCCACGCTGGTATGCTTTATCCTTTGCCGACGTTTTAACAGCTATATGCTTTGCATTACGTCGCGCTATTAAGTTTTCAATGAACAATTCGACAATCAATATACATACATAATACATACATCATATGTATATCAATTCATACGCTCATCATATCACATATCACAGCTTTGTCAAATGTACAATGATATGGCCATCGACAACGGATTTTCAGCTATCGACGATCATGCCATCGACGCGAGCCATGACAAGCAAACGAACCTCTTATCTATATTAAGACACTTATTTTATTTGCGAAGTTTTGAGCTTTCTCACTTGGCACAAATAGCCAAATAGAAACCATCTCAACCGTACCCATATGTGCTTGCGTGGGACGGGGCTTTGCTGTATGCTACGCTCGAAATGAGCCAGCTTCGCTTACGCAAGTAACAGACATCTAGGAGGTCTCCCGTGTCGGATATATCTGAGAAGCTTCGCACACTCAAGACAGACGCGATCTCGGTTCTAGAGGAGGTCCTTGGCGGGGCTGAAAGCGAAGATGTGCGGCGTAAGGCTGCAGTGGACATTTTGAACTTCAGCGAAAAAACCAAGGACGAGTCACCTGTAACAGAGGAACAACTTGCCTGGCTTGGAAAAGTCCTTATCGAGGCTGACGAGATTCATCGCAGCGTCGAAATCAGCGCGGGGTAAATGGGAGGAGCTTCGCACCCTGGCGAAGACCGACCTTTACTTTTTCTGCAAAGGTGTGCTAGGCTTCATTGACATGACGCCTGGCTTCCATGGTGTTAGATGCACCCAGATCAACGCGCTCAAATTACCCAACGGTCGCCAGCTGGACTTGTGGCCTCGTGGTCACCTCAAAACACACATCCTCACCATTGGCAAGTCGATCCAGGAATATCTCATAGACCCCAACATTCGTACTCTCCTCGCCGGTGCATCCCAGGACAACTCCAAAAAGAACCTTCGCAAGATCAAACAAATCTTTGAAACCAACACCCTCCTCCACTGGTTGTTTCCTGAGTGTGTCCCCAATGTCAAGGGCGACAAGTGGGCTGAGACTGAGATCTGTCTCCCGCGAGACAGGAATCATGCTGAGTCCACTTTCAAAGCTGTGGGCGTCGGCGGTCAAACCGCTGGCTGGCACTTCGACGTGCTACGCAAGGACGATCTGATCGACGAGAAAACTGAACGTAGTCCAGAGATAATGGAAAAAATTATCGACTGGCATATCCTTACCAAAAGTCTCTTAGAATCCCCTACCTCTGGCATCGACCATCTCATCGGTACTCGTTGGTCCACCGGCGATCTCTACCAGTACGTGATCGACCACGAGCGTGAGTACAAAGTTAACTGTATTTCAGCTCTAGGCTTGGACAGTGTTCCTGTCTGGCCAGAACGCTTTACGCTTGACGGGCTCTTGATGCTACGTGAGAAAGATCCTTACATCTTTGCTTGTCAGCAGATGAACAATCCTCGAGATGCCAGCGTGGTGGACTTCAATCCCGCTTGGCTCCGTTACTATGGTTTTCAGGATGAGGCTATGAACATCTTGGCGGAGGTTGGCTAGTGTCTTTGACGATTCCCAAAGCACAGATTCAAGTTCCACGAGCTTCGCTCGACGTGGTTATCACTTGTGACCCCGCTATCAGCGAACGCTCCGCTGCTTGTCGCACAGCAATCACAGTTGCTGGGATGACCCCCTATCAAAAGATTTTTGTTCTGGCTTATTGGGTGGGCCGGCAGGGTGATCCAGCTAAGATCATCGAGGCCATGCTTGATCTTGCAGACTTCTGGCAACCTCGAGTTATCGGTATCGAGTCGGTGGCGTTCCAGCAAGCCTTAGAACCGTTTACCAAGCGTGAGATGGAAGTCCGCGGTACCTGGCACCCCTTGATAATGTTAAAACCTGACCGTAACGAAAAGAAGGATCAAAGAATCTTATCTATGCAACCATTCTTTCGAAGTGGTCAGGTTTATATTCAATCAGGTATGCTGGAGTTGATCGAAGAGTACGAGACCTTTCCACTAGGCCGTACTCGCGATCTACTCGATGCACTTAGCTACGCATTCAGACTGCTGGTTCCGCAGCAAGCTGCCAAGAAACCAGGCCTTGAGACACGGCTTGCTGAACTCGGCCAGCGGGACCCAGTTTCTGCCCGCTACTGGCGTGCAGATGCGATACGTCGAGGCATCCTTGACAAAGAAACAGACAACATCCTCGATGACGATTACGTTGATGACATGATTGGTGAGGGTGTAGGGGAGTTCTTTTAACTCATAGCTTGGAGGTCTCACTTGTTTTTCAGCTCACCTTATATCAAGCAGCTAGAAACCCATATCAAAGCACTAGAAGCCGAGCTGCGTAAAAGTCGAGTAGAAGTAGATCATGAGCGTGAGCAGTTTAGGGCACGCGAGATCACACTTATCGACCGGCTGCTGGCCAAGAATGGTGTGCCTGAGGTTGACTTGAGTCTCAAGGAGCCCCGAGACATCAACAACATGGCGATCTTTGAAGACATTGAACCACTCCCACGAGGGTCAGAAGATATCGTGGACGAGCGCAGAGGAGAGCGACTAGATGCCTTCGCTGAGTGACATTTTTAACCAGATGGTGGGTCAGGGTTCCACTGCAAACACTGAGGCCGGTGCTACGCCAGCATCTATGCAAAGTGATGGTGAGGGCGAGGAGAATGTCTACACTGACAAGCACAAGGTGGCCCAGCGCATCCTAGATCACATCAAAGATTGCGACAAGCTCCGCTGGAGTTTTGAGCGGCTGTGGTTTCGTTCCGTGCTGTACTACCTGGGCAACCAGTGGTTAACATGGGATGCACGTTCCCGTAGATGGCGTGAGAAGAAGCTACGCAAGTGGGTACCTAAACCAGTTACCAACCGCTACGCGAGCACAGTCGATTCAATTTGCTCGGCAATTCAATCCACCAAGGTACTTCCATCAGCTTGGCCTGCTACGCAGGACCCAGAAGACCAAGGTGCGGCTAATGTCGCAGATCGTGTAATTGAGGTGATTGCCCAGGAGATGCGTAGCGAGCGTGTACGCGGTAAACTGGCCAAACTCATGACACTTTGTGGTGATGCCTTTGCCTATGTCTATTACGACAAGGGAGATGACACACTTGGCAAAACCCAGATCAACTCTCTTCAATGCACACAGTGTGGAATGGTCGCCCAGCCTCTAGAGTTCGCTGAAGCTTGTCCGCAGTGTGGTAATGTGGGTGATCCCATGCCCGCGATGAATCCAATGGGCCAGCCTCAGGGTGAGAAGTATCCTATTGGCAGGATGGCCTGTGATGTGCTGTCCCCCTTAGAGCTCTATATCAATCTCGATATCGTAGACATGAATAAACAGCAGAAGTTCACGATTGCGCGCAGCTACTCGATTGAGCAAGTCAAAAAGATGTACCCTGGTGACATCTCTGCCAACATTGCACCAGATACCGCAAGTGCCACGCGCACAGCTCAGTACTTCATGGAGGCTTTGGCGTTTTCGACTGAAGACTCAGGCTATAACCTCACTGGCGCCTCTCACAGAGATCGTGTCACCTTATTTACTCACATCGAGCTGCCCAGCGAGGACTACCCCGAAGGTATCCACTGTGTTATGTGTGCAGATGAGACTGTCCTCGAACTTGGTCCTTCGCCGCACTTTGAAGAGCTTCCAGATGGTCAAAAAGAATACTACCGGCCTGTGATTAAGTTTGGTTATGAGTCTGTCCCTGGTCGCTTGTACAGCAAGACCCCAGCGTATGACTTGATTCCCAAGCAAGATCAACTTAACCGGCTGGAAGCTTTGATCGAGATGTCAGTGATGAAAGGTGTGTATGTAAACTGGCTCCTACCTACGGGTAGCTCGATTGCTGAAACATCAGGCGAGCCAGGTGTCAAGATTCGTTACACACCTACCGGCACTGGCGGGCACAAACCCGAAGTAATCACTACCGCACCGTTCCCAGCAATCTTGCTTGAGTGGAAAACTCAAATCCAGCAGGACTTTGAGGAACTGGGCGGTACCTTCGATGCACTCAAAGGCAACGTGCCACGAGGTGTAAGTGCCGGCTATGCCATCCAACTCCTTACTGAGCGCAGCTATGGAAGATTTGCCAGTGTGTTCGCCGAGTGGGAACTCAGCTGGGTAGACTACTACAGCGTGGCCCTCAAGATGTTTCGTACCTACGCCACTGAACCCCGCTTGCGTAAGATCAAAGGATCTACTGGTGCATGGGAGATCGAAGCTTTCAAAAATTCCAGTTTGAAGGGTTCGGTGGATCTCAAGGTAGAAGGCTCTGCTACCAAACCACGTAGCAAACTTGCCGAGCAAGCGTTGGTGGAGTCCCTGGCAAAAATGGGTATCATCAACACTGAGGACCCTGAACAAAGATTCCAGATTGCCCAGATGTTTGGCATGTCCCATGTACTTGGTGTGCATGATGACGACGTGAGACACGCATGTGGTGAGTGGGATGCGCTCTTGAAGTGGACCCCGCCTGCAGACCCCATGACTGGCGAGCCATTCATAGATCCAAACTCACCTGAGCCGTTCCCACCGGGTGGCCCAGAAGAGGACGACGTTTTTGACAATCACGCAGTCCATGTTACCGAGCATCGCAAGCCAACACGCACAGACGTCTGGCGTCAGTTGCCCGTGTGGAAGCAGCTCTTCTGGAAGAACCACACAATCAAGCACATGATTGCTATGCAGCCTGTTATAGACGGCATGGCTCAACCTTCTGGCAACACTGCCAAAAACCCACAAGGCGAACCTCCTAACACAACCAGCAAAGCCAACGAGCAAGGTGACAAGACAATGGACACCTTGCGTGGCGGAGGTAGTGTAGCTATGGGTTCTGGCGGAAAGAACCAATTTTAGTAAAAGGTAACCATGGATCATATGGATCTTAACGAGCTACATGAACAATTAGGTCATCTCAACGGCCGTGTGGAGACTAACTCTGATGCAATCAAAAAGTTGGAAGAAGTGATTGAGAAAGTACGTGATCGCGTACCACCTTGGATCGTCATGATTATGACTGGCATGAGTGGGTTGCTTGGAAGTTTTATCACTATCATCTTATCACGTCGTTAAGGAGCATTATGGATAACAAAGCAATGTCTGCGGCTATCTCAACCATCGAGCTGCAGTTAGAAGCTCTCAAGAGTGCTTGCGGCTTGCCCCAAGATACAGGTGAGGAAGACCACGAGGACGAGTCTGGTGCTGAAGAAGCAGCGGAGCACAAAGTCCCAGCAAGACGTGGTAGACACAAGATCATGCCGCGCTTCAAAAAGGAATCAGAGTGAGTTATGCCGAATCTGGTCATTGCAGCATCTGCTTCTGGAGACACTACACTACTTGCCGCTGTGAGTTCCCGCAGGTGGCTAGTGAGAAAGATGGTGTTAGTTGCCAAAGCCGCCGTAGACATCAAGTTCAAAAGTGGTGCCACAGACGTAACTGGGGTAATGGGTTTTGCAGCGAATCAGGCGATGATTCTTCCATGGCAGAGTGAGCACGACCAGCCTTGGTTTCTCGGTAGTGCAATCAACCAAGCACTAGTGATTAATCTCGGGGCTGCGATTGTGGTGGGTGGTTTCCTGGTCTATGATTTGGTGGAAGGCTGATGCACGAAGAATCTATAACCATCGGACAGGATGGTAAATATCATCTTGAGATTGGCACTGATCGAGATGGCAAAAAGGGCCAGCGGCTCTCGCCAATGTTCCCGTTTGAGAAAGAAGAATACGACACTGAAGAAGAAGCGAACGAAATGGCTGCAAAGCGTAGTGATGCTTTCGGCAGACTACTGGACGAATCTCGCGCTCGTCACAGTGGTTTTGAGCAGTTAATGCGCGACACAGCAGGCACGTGGACACGACCACGTTAAAAAGTGTAGCCTAAGGAGTTTGTGATGTCTAGAGTTTTACGCAGCATTGAAGGTAGCTGGTTGCCCCGTTCCCGGTACTCGTTGTCTGCGGACGGCGAGGGTGAAGAGAACGAAGGAGTAGGAGGAGGCTCTGGCGATCAGGTCCAAGTTGAAGGTGAGGCAGGTGATTCATCCCGCGCCGCCAGCGATAAGGGCGAACAGATGATCCCCAAGTCTCGCTTCGACGAAATCAACAACGTACTCAAGCAGTATAAGGCATTGGGAGACATTCAAGGTATCCAACGTATGCGTGATCGCATGGAGTTCATGGAGAAGAACCCAGGCAAACGATATACGGAGAAGGAAATCATAGATATCGAGAATGAACTGTCACAGGTACCAGCGGTCGCACAAGCGATCAGAAGTGCCAAGCAGTTTAATGCCTACATGGAGCGGCAGACGCGTAACTACACCAGTGAAGGTACACGTCAGACCGAAGGATTCTTGAAAGACATGGGACGCGATGTAACCGAGCGTAGTCGCGTGGCCCTTACAAATGCACTCTGTGGGATCATCCAAAGTGATGAGACCTTAATGGAACGCTTTATGGGCCATGATCCCAGCGTGTTCAAAGAAGCATTTAAGTATTTCCAGGAAGGTGTGTCAGGTGCAAGCCTGCGCAAAGTACCTGGGATGACAGAGCAACAGAAGAAACTGGGTCCCAAGCCTGTAGCTAAACAGGGTGGAAATCAGGCCCAGCGAAATAAGGAACCACAATCTGAGCGAGATATGCTCGACGAGGCTGGTGAAGCGGCCTTTGACACACTTCTCGCGAGTGAAGGAAACTAATTATGGCACTTGATATTGCTGCTTATGATGCAGTTTTGAAGGAAGTTTACGAGAAGACCATCGTGGCCTTGTTAAACTCGCGCACGCGGACCAGGAACCTGTTTAAGAAAGAAACTGGCTCTTGGGAAGGTCGGCAGGTACGCTATCCGTTGAATGTTCGGCGTAACCAGGGCGTGATGTTTACTTCTGAGAACGGCACGCTACCGAGTGCTGGCAATCAGCAGTACACTGAGACGCGCATTCCGATGCGCTATGCCCATGGGCGTATTCAGTTGAGCATTCAGACCATCAAGCATTCACGGACGAGCAAGGGCGCGTTCAAGCGTGCGATGGATCAGGAAATGATGGGTCTCGTGAGAGACCTTGGTAATGACCTCAACAGGTCGATGTTCGGCGCAGGCTTGGGCACGCTGGCATGGGTCAATGAGGCCACTCCAACTGGTGACACCACGCTCATCGTGGATGCACCTGGCGGAGTTATTGGTTCTGTCCACGGCAATCGTTTCTTGAACGTGGGTATGACGGTTGGATTCATCAATTCAGGTTCTGGTGCCCTTCGTGGTACTGGTGCATCGCCAGGCCGCACTATTACCGCGGTGTCTACTGACGGTAACAACGTGACCCTCGACAGTGCTCCTGGTGGTGGTACCGCTGACAACGATTTCGTGGTGCGTATTGCATCCACGGCTTCGACCTTGGTTGTGACGGACTCTGCGTACAACCAGGAGTTCAACGGGATGTTGGCGTTGGTGGACGATTCTACGTATGTGACGACCCTCAACAACGTGAGTCGCACCACGTACCCGATCTTCAAGTCAACTGTGCTTAGTTCCGTTGGGCCGTTGTCTGCTGACGTTTTGCAGCGTGGCCTCGACGTGGCTGACCAGTTGGGTGAAGCGCAGATCAAGCACTTCATTGCACACCACTCGGTGCGTCGTGCGTATCTGACGATGGTGGATGCAGATCGTCGCTATATTGGTAGCGATTTGCTCTCACCGGATGCTGGTACCAAGGCCGCCAAGATGGGCGATGTGACGTTCGGTGGGATTCCTTGGCAGGTTGACAAGGATGCACCTTTCGGCATGTTGTTCGGGTTTGACCCGACCACAGCCACTCGCTGGGTTGAGGTTGAAGGCGAGTGGGCTGACGACGATGGGACGATCCTGTTGCGTCTGACCAATGCCGATGCGTATGAAGCACGGTATCGCATTTTCGAGAACTACTCGTTGGACCGCCCAGCTAGCTCAGTGCGCTGGGATGGTATTACCACTAACGTCGTTGTGGCACACGTTGGCTAATAGCTAACGGAGCCTAACTTGAACCTGGGGCTAGATGCTTGACTCACAAGGTTGATGTATCTGGCTCCAGGCCTCAGGTTCAAAAAGGAGATCTATGGAAGTTGTCACCGTGGTGAATCGAACCGATAAAGAGATCGAGTTCGTATTTGATAGCAGGCCTTATATTGTGCCTGCTTCTGGGTTTCTTAACACTCAGGACGATGCTGGCTGGCACGGGTATTATAAGTGTATTGCCAAGTTAGACCCGATTACTAATATGGCGTTGCACTTGCTGGGGATTAAGAATATCCAGGGTGAAGAACTGGTTACTTGTTCGCCTTTGGACTATCACAAAGCACCTTACGAGGAGTTGCTGGATCGTACCAATATGGATGGCAAGTTCGAGACCAAAGTGTTTGCAAATCCTGATGCAGCCAAGTCGCGTGTAGATGCAATCCAGATTAGCACGCC